GCAATAGACTTAACCATATATGTTGTGTTTATACCCGCTAATATCCACAAATTACATAGGTTGCATATTAATTTAACCAGACAGATTAAACAATTGACAGATTTTGTTATTGATACTACCTTTGCCATTATGACAAAAACTGATAACGTGGCTCAAATTGATAAATTAATAAAAACGAGAGACATGAATTTCTTAAAAGAAAAAATAACCCAGGTGGGTATTTCACAAAAAGAATTAGCAAATAAACTTCATAAAAATATTGTTACTGTTAATAGATGGGTAAATGAAGAAAGACAAATTACAGCTGAAAATGCAATTGAGATTGCTAAAATTTTAAAATGTGACCCAGCTGCTATATTATTTCCACCAAAAAAATTAAGTAAAATAACTTTAAAAAATTATACCGATGATAGTTACATGGTTAAAAATATGGATAAAAGATTTTGGCAAGAAATAATTGTACCAAGCGGTTATTATTCGGAGGGAACATTCCCAGTTAGATATTATAAAATTGGTAGCCAACATCACAATCAAATACATTTATTTGAAAGATTAAAAATTAATAATCATTACGAAGGTTTCCATGAAGATAGTATTAATAAAATTTGTTATTTGGAACCAACTTTAAAAAAAGCCAAAGCTGGCTGTAAACCAATAATTGCTTTAGTTAAAATTAATGAAAGCAAATCTAATTACGCAATAGATTTACTTCATGTAAAAACTGAAAAACCTTTAAATGATTTATCAATTGGAATTGATCCTAGTTGGGTTAAAATTTGTGCGCCTTTAAAAATGACTTTTTTCGAAAAATATAATTTAAATATTTAGTTATCCCCACTCTCCACAATCTCTGATAGAAACTTTTTTGGTAAATTATTTGCCAATAAGGAATAATCCGTTTACCAATTGTACTAATTTAGTATTTAATTTGTATTATGATTACCAGAGACGCAGCGTTAGCAAAAAAAATAACAGACGATCATTTTCTAGAAAACATAAAAGATCTGCCTGGTTGGGTAGAAATTTATAAACTTAATCATTGGTCGCCATCACAATTAAATTCAATGGATTGTTTATGGAGCTATAAATATTTATTTTTATCACAAGAAGAACGTAGAAAACTTCCTATTAATTCAAAAATGTTTGCTGGTGTATGTCTTGGAGATCTAGCTCAATTAGTGTTTGGAGATTATTTGTGGCAGCATAAAACGGGAGAAGGTTTAATTAAGTTAGAGATCCCGCCACAAAGAAAAGTATTTGATAAAATTTTAGATAAATTTAATTTATATGAACCAGTAGATGAACAAGATAAGGCGCAACATGATGTTAATAGATTAGGTTTAGCAAAAGCATTTTTAACATTAAAAAAAGGTTTAAGAGAAATAAATTTGTATTCCCCTATTGAATGCGAAAGATCTGTATCCTTAACATTAGACGGCTGCATTTTACCAACCATAGGCAGAATAGATGCGGAAGATGAACATTCATTTATTGAAATAAAAACAAAATGGAAAAAGAAAAACAGACCCAAGAAAGATGGTACTTCAAGTTATTCATTACCTAAAATAGATGAAGGTTATTTAGGTATGGAGGATCATTTGGCCCAGGTAGCATTTTACTACTTTGCTAACCAGGAAAAAAAGAAACCATATCTTTTTGTAATGAATGAAGAAAATTACAGTATTTTTACTTCAGATAATTGCGATGCAATGAAGGCAGAAAATTTAAAAAAATATTTAAATAAATTAACTTTAGTTGCCAAACGTAGAGAACGAATAATGAATAATCATGCTGGTAAAAATACCTGGCATCAAGACATTGCTCCAGATTTTAACCACTTCTTTTGGAAAGGTATGGGAGAGCATAAAGAAATTGCAATGAAATTATGGGGTTTGGCATGAAAGAATTAAAACAAGATAACATGGTTATAAATGTGCAGCCATGGTTGTTAAAAAAATTTAACAAAGATGAAAAATCATTAAAGCGTAAATTGCTCCTTAACTTTTTAGCTTTAATCTTTTTTTCCCTCGTAGTTAGCGTCTTTGTTAGATATAGCCAGAGTAGTCATGCAGCGATGTATGACGGAGGTTTTAAAACAGCAGTCATCTTTACCTCCCATTCAGCTCTGGCTATTAAAAATTCGAGGATCCATGGGTAAAGTTGTAAACATAAATAAAATTGATAATGAAATTCAAAAATTAAAAACCAATGGTGGTATGTGGAAAATAAAAAATGGATCTTATGCTATTAAACATTTGGAAGTTGAAAGATTGGCAAGGCTATACAATATCCAAACTAATATTGAATTAAAACATTGTGATTTAACTAATGGTTGTGCAGTTGTAAAAGCTGTTGCTACTTATCAAGATAAAAATTTTTATAGTTTTGGCGAAGTGTCTCCACAAAATAATGATTTTGAATATCCATTGGCAGTGGCAGAAAAAAGAGCTGCGGATAGAGCTATACTAAAAGCTCTTGGTATTCATGGCAATGTTTACAGTGCTGAAGAACTTCCAAACATAAAAAATAATAACAATGAAAATAATAATACCAGTACAGACCAAGGAGATATTATTTTAGAAAAAATTAAAACTATTACGCACCAGGGTAATTTAGAGGAGCTAAAAAGTAAAAATAAAAAATTTTTAAATGATATTAAAAAAAAGAATTTACTAAGGTTTCAAGAATTAAAGCAAGCCTTTTTAAATAGAGAACAGCAATTAACGGAAGGATAAACATTTATGGCTGACTTTAAGAAACCACAAGATCCAAACTGGGTGGCAACATTTAGTTTGAAACGTAATGCGGATAAGAACCCGCAAGATCCAAAAACAAGCAGTAGACCAGATCTTATTTTAGTTGATAGCGAAAAAGTTAATGAGAAAACTGGTAAACCTTATCGAAAAAATTTTACTATCGGTGATGTTTGGCATGAGGCATCTGCTTATATCCAGGAGGATAAATCTTTAAAGATTACTATAAAGAAAACTGGAACTGGTGGAAGCGCACCTAAAAAACCCGCAGCTCCAGTTCTTGAAGAAGCTCCTTGGTAATCATTAATGCAACAATATGGTTTAACTGAAAAGCAATTAAAACTTTTTAAATTTATAAAAAACTATATTACAAAAAATAAAATATCGCCATCTTACGAGGAAATGAAGGTGGCGATAGGATTAAAATCTAAATGCAGTATTCAAAAAAAAATAGAACAATTACAAGATAGAGGATGGCTAACAAAACTACACGGAAAATCACGCAGCATAAAAATACTAAAATGACACACAAAGATATTTTTAAAGAGTTTACTTATGATTGTTTGGCAGAACAAATTGGCGGAGATCATTATCAAAAATTAAAAGTTTCCCCAGCCTATTTTATATCAGAAAATAAACTATTGTTTGCAGAAGGAAATGTTGTAAAATTAGTGTGTCGACACCAAAATAAAAATAAAAAAGAAGATATTCAAAAAGCAATTCATTATTTAAATATAATTTTAGAAAGGGATTATCCAGATGGGTAAACCAGTAGAAAAATTCTGGAGTGGAAGTACCAACTTTACTGTAAGTGAAACTTTTCCCTCCGTCTCGGCAGCTCTAAAACAAACTGTACCTAGTGACGCTGCTGTATATGAAATTGATACTAAAACTATCAGTTTTGAGTTCACTAGAATAAAGGAAAAAAATAATGGCGATAACCCATTACTCTCATCTGGAAAAACAGATCCAGGTAAAAGAGAAGGAAAGAAAGTCTCTGAACTCAAAAATCACGAGACTTAAAGCAAAGAACGGGGGAAAATATCCTCCAGGAATTGCGGCTCTGTCTAAGACAGCTCATTCTAAATTGATTGATGTAATACAGCTGCAAGACCAACAAAGTAAAATAAGAGCTTAGTTATTTTACTTTAGAACTATTCTAAACTAATTAATTTTAGTAATGCCTACGCTACGCCTAAATAATCTTACCAGATTGGTAAAAATATTTCTTGATATGGGTTGACTTATGCCAAATTGGCAACTATATATATTATATGGTAAAAAACTTCAAAAGATATGAGTTCGCTACCTTCTCTAAGTTAGAGAAATACTTCACAAAAAAGATCCTTCCACAAAAAAATAAATCTTCAAAAGTTATCGGCAAGGTTTTGCTTGTGTGGGATAAAACCAAACCCCTAACAAAAGGAGCTGCTAATGGGTAAAAAGTACGAGGTACTTAGTTTTTATAATTTGAAAAAATTAAATGAAAAAGCTAAGTGGAAAAAGTTTAATCAATACATCGCAGATAATGTGATCGAAGATCTAAAAAAAGCTGGCAGAAAAATTGCTGTCGTTGTTTTTCAATTTCTTCAC